GAGCTTCTGCAATAGTTTGCCCATTTCAGGACCGGGGTTAATGCCGGCCTGCGCTAAATCTTGCCCAGAAACAGGAAAAGCGGATATTTTTTTATTTTTTATTGTATTAGCCAATTCTATATTATCTTGCAATATTAGTAAATCAGTAATCAATTTTTGGTTAACTTTTTTATTTATGATTAATTCTAATGCAGAATTTTTATCTAATTTGTTATTTTTATTTTCCATCAAAAAGAAAAGCCGATCTCGTTCATTTGCAGAAAGTTTATAACGATTATTCAACGTTTCTGCTTCTGATTTATTGTTTAATAATTCAGCAAGAATAACAATTTCATCGTTGGTGTATTTTTTAACTCTTTCAACTTTATCAATATTATTTGACGGAATATTAATTAATTTAAGTGAATTAGTTTTATCCATATAAGACAGTATTTCTTTAACATGGTTGCCTGATAATATTTTTGACAATTCCATCCAAATTCTTTCACCGGATATTTTTTCCAAACCATTTATATTATTTTTTATTGATTTTAGTGTATCCATATCCCAGGATGGGTTGGCTACTCTTCCCTGAAATCTAAAATATCTTAAAATTCTCAGATAATCTTCTGTTATGCGTTTATCGGCACTACCAACGAATTTGGCTCTACCATTTTTTAAATCATCAATACCGTTAAAGTAATCATAAACTTCACCCGAAAGATCCATGCTGATTGCATTGAATGTCAAATCACGTCTTGAAGAATCGGTTATCCAATTTACAAAGCTTAGTAATTTCATAATGTTTATTGACACCCCTGTTATATTAATATAATATATTTATAATAATCGTCACCTAAAACCAAGTGATCTTTAGTCGCTTGGTAGTTCACGTAATATATATTTGCAAAGTCAAAGATAAAAATGAGAGAATTCATATTGCAAGAATTGATGCAATTAACCGTAATTAATAATAATATTCTTTTGGAATATGTTGATTTTTGTATAGAAAATAATATAGGTCATCAAATACCACGAAAAAGTGCTATACATCACATCCTTCCTAGAGCTAAACGACTGCCATTTCAAAAATATGAAAATCTTAAAGAGCATCCTTGGAATAAAACGATCCTTACTAATTATAATCACTATTATGCACATTATCTTTTAGCAAAGTCAATTTCTCATATATCAATTTCCCATAGTTTTTGTGCTATGCATAAGAAAGATTTAATTAATGGTCGTCTTGACAAGATAGATTTAATACCTGAAATAGAATTTAATAAAATTTATGAGGAACGAAATCAGCAAAGTAGTAAATATTTGAAAGAAATGATAAAAGTTAACGATGTCATAATGTCAAGAGGAACGTATAATAATTTACGCTACCCAAGACCAAAGCATGTGATAGAAAAAATGTCATTAAAAATGAAAGGTAATAACAATATAATTCATTTACCCGGAGTAATAGAACGTATACGAAAAACAAAAATTTGTAATAATTTGGATATTGCTGGAGCAGAGAAGGCTGCTATTACAATGAAGAAAGAATATATTACAAAAGATGGAAAAATTACAACTATCTATAAAGAAAATGCTAAAAAAATATCAAAAACAGTTACCCAAGAATACACAGACCAAAATGGCAATATAACAACTATCGCTCTTGAGCGTGGTAAGAGTAAAAGATTGCAAATGATAAAAAACGGTAAATGGTATGTGATACGAAATGTTTTTGATGCAAATATAGAAATGATTTTACCGTCTGCATATGTACGTAAAATATCGCCAGGTTTATATACCAAAACTAAAGAAAATTATCTTGGAATGAGTGCTTATGGTAAAAATATTTTTCTTAAACAAGATAAGAAATTTCTTATTGGTTTATATTCTGAAATGCTTTCAGAAGCTCCTTTATACTATAATTTCGATCGAGACTATACCCCATATCTATAAATTTTTTTAACAATTCTGGGTTTAACACTCCATTCTTACTGAATTCTATTTCAGCATGTCGGCCATCTGTTTCTTTATCAATTCTAAGAGTTGTGATTTCGTATGGTTCATTATTAACAACAAATGTAATAGTACCGTGCTGCAATCCCGTTGGTATGGATTTTATTTTATATTTTTCGGAAATATCCAACATTTGTTGTGGCGTTGCTGTGGTTGCTAGGTCAACGTCTTTTGGTTTTTTATTTTGCAAAAGATCTCGAACTACACCGCCCACTAAGCGTATTTCATATCCTTCTTTTTCAAAAATATCACCTAATTTTTTGATATCTGTGATATTGGGGACACGATTTAGAAGATTAATATCTTCTAATAATTCAAAGTATCTCATTGATTTTCCTTTTATTATATTTATTTAATAAATGTTGAAGTGTTGTTGGTAGTTTAAATACCAATACCCAAAAATATAATAATAATGGTCGCAATATAATAGAATATGCTTTCTTTGATTAGTATTTCTTGCTTTAGCCCCGCAAATGTGCTTAATGTTGCGTAATAATAGGTCATTGTTATCCCCAGGATATGAGGCTGAATAACGTAATCAAAAACAAAAAGACCAAACAATGTTACGGCTAATATCATGAATATTCCCAGTATACCTCCCAGTAATAGTTGTTTATGATTCGTTTTGAACCAATTAACGACTTCTGACCAAGGTGCTTGATTTTTTGGATACCGCATCAAATATACTCCTTTAATTTCGCCAAGGATGATTTGGCAGTAACATGATGTATTGCAATACCCCCTATACTTTTCCAAGCGTCAATATTTCGCTTGGTATCATCGATCAGGATATCACCGGGCTTTCCGTAATTCTGTTTTTCCTTGGCAAAACAGGTAATGACCGAAATATCACAGCCCAAGTTACGATAACACCATGACCGCTTTTGATGGGGCGCCCAACCTCCCATTGGAATACCTGTGAGAATAATTGGATTAAGGTGCTTTACTCCATCCCATAGATCCCGACCATCCGGCATCCAATCGAGTTCGCTATAAAAATTATCGATTGACGCCAACTTGCCCCACATTACCTTGGGCGGGATTTCTTTTGGCTTTTTGCCAAATATTTCATGAACACGCTTTTCGAAGTCGCACAATACACCGTCAAGATCTACGAAAACTTGCATAATTATATACCTCCATTTTGTTAGAGTATATAGTATAAATTGATGTTGTCAACTTATAGAAGCAAACGCCAAAAACCTCTTGTGTAAATTCCTTCAAGTGCATAAACCCAACCTTCGCCGGTCCATTTAAGTTGTTTATTAGTAAAACGATTTAATACAAATTGAATTTCATCTTCTTGATTATCCGCCACAAATACGGTATTCCATTTTGTACCATCATACTCTATTATATCATTTTTCCTTGCGGTTATTACTCCCCAAGCAACACTGTTGCCGATTTCATCTAAAAGTAAATATCTCGTGCCTGATGTGGGAATAGCTAAACCATACCCAGGGTACGCTTTATGCGGATCTATGATTGCATCTATTGGCTCAATCGTGTTTGCGGGAAGTGTTGATGGATCAATATTCCATAATAATTCATTGGGTTCAGAACCAAAATCAACTGTGCCTCTGATATCATATCGTCTATCTTCAATATCATTGGTTGGATTTAACACTATTAATGATATGCCGGGTCTGAAAGCGCCATATTGGGCTATTAGGGGATCCCAGGGAAAAATTTGATTATCGGGGCCAAATAATCCATTGCTGTCACTAAGTAATGTTAATATATTGTCAGTAAACCCAACCGCATGGTTTCCGGGTGTGACAATTTGTCTTGCTAATAAATCTCCGTCATCCCAATCTACGCCATATGCATCGCCCAATAAATCTCTGGTTCGTTCGTTGGAGTCTACGATATTGGTGATAATTGTGTTAATAAGTTTTTGTCTTTCTAAAATAGCCGGAGGACTAAACCAAATTGGCGCGGTAAAATTCATAGTTAATATTTCTATTTCATCTGAAGTGCCAATTGGAACTCCACGAGAAGAATAATTAACACTTTCTAAGGTAAGTTCGGTTAAACTTGTCCAATCAAATACATTATCTGAGGTCTGTAATTGCAAGCTGGGATTGAATAATACTGCTATTTGTTCAAAAATTTGATTTTTTTGTTCGGTATTGCTGGCCCATAGATCAACCTGTAATTCCATGGTATATGGTACAGCCATGTATCTTTCTAGAGTGTATGTGCCGCCAACTTTATTACCATATTCTCCGGTTTCTTCATCATAATCTCGTTCTGAGATTTGCACTTTATTTACGTGAAACGGCTCTTGCACTCTATTTCTATCATAGTTTAAGTTGTTTAAATTAACAGTAATGGCCGGAACACTTAACATAACATTTTCAGAATTATTTTTTAGAATATGCGCAACTTGGCGATTGGTCATAGCAAGTCTTACTGGTACTCTTCGTTTAATGTAACTACCATCACTTTTAAAATCAGTGGCATATGATATTTGCCCAAATATTCTAACTACTTGCATCAAATTTCTTCGAATTTGAGCATCGTACCAAAAATTTAATTCTTCTGTAGCCAAATTATTCTCCCAAGAACATAGCGCGTTCTGCCGTTCTACGGATGGTCAATCCACGAACAGCTTGGCCACCTGCCTTATTCCAACGCAATAATTGGTTGGCTGCTTCTGCTTTATTGTTCTTGTTTAACTTTCTCAATAATGTTGAGTTTTTATAAGCACCTGTACCTAAATTGAATGTAAAACTTACTAGTGCATCAAATTCATTTTGGGTTAAATTTACTTTAGTATAACTGTTGACTGCATTTTCGGCGATTCTAACATCCTGCCGTAATAGTTGAACGCCTTCTGATCTAGTAATGCCGTTCCTAAATTTAACTTTTTCGCCGGCTTTTAGCAAATGGCCAAACCCAATAGTTGAATATCCTGCTACATCATTATAAATGTATGGCTCAAACCCCTCGTATTCTGCAATAAAATTAATTCCTCGATCTGATGTTTTCATTATAAATTCCCTCTAACTATGCGTATGAGTATTTATAAATAAATAAGTAAAATAGTAGATTGGAAAAATTAGTAATGACATTGGTTAATAAACAAATTAAAAATACGTTCAATTCAATATTAACTCTTGGGTATACTAATACACCACTTGGTACTGATTTAACATCTATAAAAGATGGCGTCGGAAATGCATCGCCATTAAACATATCAACTAATAAAGTTTCTGTTGATAATTCAATTATAATTTCCGGTAATTCCGCAATAGATTCAAAGATTGAAATTGGCGCAGGTAGGTCTGGCAACGGTTATGCTTTTGTAGATTTAATTTCAGATACTACATATACCGATTATGGCACACGATTAATACGTGGTCCTGGCGCAGCCGGCGTTACTTCATTAATGCACCGAGGACCGGGTAATTTACATATAATTACTGAAGAGGAATCACCTATAGTATTTTTACGTGGCGTAGACAACCCAGTTGCTACAATAGAAGTGTCGGGACCTTTGGTACCATCAATTTTTAGCATTATTACCAGGGAAAAGGGAGATGCGAGATATACGCCAAATAGTATTGGTAATAATTTTATTACACCAGAATTTTATGGCGCCGTCGGCGACATAATTACAGATGACACTGCTGCTGTTCAAGCGGCCTTTGATAGTGGCAAGATAGTTTTCTTAAATAGCTTTTATAGAACAACCAGCCCAATCGCTATAACCCTAAACTCAGCAAGACGCAGTTTAGCGGTGTATGGCGGCGGAAAACAACAGAGCGGATTTTATATTACGCATTCTGATGTTGGATTAGACATAAAACTTTCAGATGCATCTGCGCCAATTGGTCAATTTAATCAAGATGTTGTTTTCAGAGACTTTGCAGTTGTAAGTAATGGCGCATACGCAGCGGGCACTGGTATTAAAATTAGCGGTCAACCCGGCATTGGCAGTTCAGAACCCGCAATAAGATTTGACAATATAGCTGTAAAACCAATCTCAACAGCACATTACTTTAATATAGGAATACGTTTATCGAATGTGAGAAATGGAACAATCAGCAATTGCGACGTATTTGGCTATTGGGGCAACTACACCGGAATAGGTATTGAATTGGCTGCTGTTGGTAGTGCCGCACCAGTTCATATGCATATTACGGACTGCAATATTTCCCATTACAATTATGGTATTCGTATTCTTCCCGCAAATGTTGGCTTAACAACCAGTGATTATCAAGGTGTACATTTAAGAGGTAATAATATTATTGCGGTCAACTATGGTATACTTGCGCAAAATTCAGATAACCAAAGCGATCAATTAATGATTACGGAAAATCATTGTAATTTTAGAATATCCGGTATCCACGTTGAAGGTTGGAAACGAGTATTTGTTACGGATAACTTTTGTTTGGCCTATGGTACCATTCCGGCATCTACAGCACACGGTATTCTTTTAACAACTACCGGCATAAATTCAATTTATGGATTTGTTAGCAACAATTGCGTGGATTTTAGTTCCCCAACTAATGCCAGCAGTGACGAAAGAGGCATTCGTGTTCTACAAGGAAGTGGCGGCGCAACAAGAGTGTTTTTAACTAATAATATGGTTATTTCTGCTGACACTCAATATGAAGTTCCGGCAAACAATATTTTAACAACAAGTGCCGTCGCTGTAATTGGCGGCGTAAATAATTATTCGGCTTAAGGAGAACAATGGCAACAACAGTAAAATTTAGAAGTGGAAGCACATCAGCACATTCTCTATTCGTAGGGGCAAGTGCAGAACTTACCATTGATACCAGCAGAAAAACAGCCGTTGTACACGATGGTCAAACTATTGGTGGTTATCCACTCGCAAGGCTTGATGATACAACCGACAAAATAACAAAATCCAGTGCAAGAACTACATTTATCACAGAAGCAAGTGCTATTGGTCTAATAAATACAGCCATAATATCAGGTGTGGGATTTGGCAATGGTATTGAAACAAGTGGCGGCGTAACCTTTGTTGATAACACAATAGCCAGAGTTAGTGCGCTAAGTGCATATTTAACAGTTATATCAGCAAGTGCGTTCATCACTCAAACATCGGCAAATTTAGCATACGCACCAAACATTTCAATTCCTGAAACAGTACGAGTTAGCGGAACGGTATATACTATCAGCGCAGCAATTGCGCCATATGTATCAAATACAACATTCAAAATAACAACTAACTTTGGAACATCTACGGCGGCGATCGCACTTGTATCAGGCTTGTATATTGATCGCTTATCAATTGTAGTGTCTGCGCAGGTTTCTTCATTAGATAGAGGTCTTATTATAAGTGATAATACCACAATTAATTCATTAAGTGTAATTGCCAATGCTGAGCGCCCATTAACAGGCGACAGCAACTTAGACGGCTTTATACAGATACGAGGTAGTAATGTTTGTATCAACGATATTTATGCACGCAATTTTGCAAGAGCACTTATCGCTTATCAAGTGAGCGCAGTCCGTCTTGGATATATTCAAACAGAGAAATGTCTAAATTCCATCTTTTTTAGAGAAGTAAATAACAGTTCAATTGAAACCCTAATAACCACCGGCAAAAGTATTCTTACTTCCGCTAACCCGGGTGAGGATGGCTTATTGGTTGAAGACTGCGCAGAATGCAGTTTCAATGTATTGCGAATAGCCGATCAAGGCGAACACGGTATATATATTGGTGGTGGCTCCGCACTCAACTCAAGAAACCTAAACTTCAACTCAGTTGAAACAATCAGAACTGGACAATGTGGCTTTAAGATCAAAGCTAATGTTATTCCCCACCAAAATATCACAATTAATTCCCTTAGCGTTTTTGATGCTGCTTGGCAAAGTACACCCGGACCAAACGAAGATGGATTACGTGTTGAAAATGTGACCGGGTTGAATGTTGGCAATATATTCGTCGCAACACTAAGCGGGGCTTCTTCCTGTTTCTACGGAATGTATTTAGACGGCGTAGGGAACGTTAATATTGCTGGTGGTCATATACGCAATACAAGTAGTCATATGGTTGCTTTCTTCCACGAATACAGAGATTCATTAGATGTGCATTTCAATCAGATAAACGGCGCTTCTATCGGTGGAGACGTTTATGCTATTATCGGTAGCTCAACCAGCTTAATTAGAGATATAACAGTAAATGGTGGGTTTATTGCTGATGTTTCGGGAAGAAGTGTTAACATAACTGGTTTGACCGGTAATGCTGCACCAAGTCCCTGCGTATTTGATTTTTGGGTGCATAACTGCGCATCAGCAGCCAGCACAACAGCAGACGTGGATATTCATTATAACATAAGGCATTATTAATATGACAACAAGATTTAGAAAGGACAGTGACGCCATATTGGATTATCGCGTGAACTGGGCAACATATTTAACTGCTCTTGGTGGTGATACAATCGTTTCAGCACAAGCAATCGCTACATCAGGAATAAGTATTTTAAGCGAAAGCTATACATCAACCGACCATACATTTTGGTTAGGGGGCGGAACTATAAATACTACATACCCGATTACAAGCCGTATCTGGACTACTGCGGGGCGAAGAGATGACAAAACCATTTACATAGCCGTGGAGAACAGATAATGACAAGTACGACCAGAGCAATATTAAAAACCAAATTTGGACAAGGCGACAAGCCTTCTGGAACAGATTTTGCAGATTTAATAGACAGCGCACTTAACTTACAAGATACAGCTACACAATCATTAGCTGGTGCGATCACTGCGCCAACAGGCACTTTCACCAGTTTGAATACTACTACTTTTACACCAACAAACTTGAATACTACCACTGCCAACATCACAACATTAAGTGCTACAAATGCGAATATAACTACGATTTCTGCTCAAAATGTGTATGCAGATCAAGTGATTACAAATCACGCATACGGACAGTTTATTATGACAGGCGGAACGATAAGTTTAACAGCCACAACGTCAGCGGCATTAAGTGGCGTGTTCACAACAGCCCTATCAACTGGCTTTAAGACCAGTGGCAACTCAATAACTTACTTGGGAACCAGCGCAGTGTTTATGGCTACTGTTATTTCAACTGGAACACTTTCATCCGCTGAAAGTACACGAATACATTTCAGCATCAATGGCGTGGATAGAAAGATAGAAACTGGATATGTTAGCGCACTCGCAGCCACACAAACAGCTTATCAATCAAATATATTAGTTGAATTGCCCACAAGTGGAGAAGTAAAAGTTGTATTAGACAGCCAAAACACTACTACTCTTACATATACCAATCAGATTACCAATGTTGTATTTAGGAGATTATAATGAGTTCCGCACTTGATACACGAAGTACAGCCAAAGACATTATAAACTCAGTGCTCAACAAAATGGGTACTACCAGCGTTGACAGTATTGATCAAAACTCATACAGCAGAGTATTATTACAACTCTTGAACGAAGTTATCACAGACTGTGATGATTATGGTGATTGGGAAGAACGATACGAACGAGTTGACGCTACACCAGTCGTGGGACAAGACCTTTATACCTTTTCAACACCAGACCCCATAAAGCGTGTACATCAGATATTTTATAATGATTACAGAGGACCATTAAAGCAAGTCAAAAAGCAGGAAATGAATTATTTAATGCTTCGTACCAATACGCAAGGCAAGCCCAGCTTTTGGAGTGTATGGGGCGTTGATACACAAAATAACCCACAGA